TCGATGCCAGCGCCAACAGCGAAGAATTGGCAAAGGTCTACAAAGACGCACTGGCAGCTTGCGATGGCAACCAGGCGCTTCAGGCCAAGGTCATCGCAGCCAAAAAAGCTCGGGTTGAGCGTGCCAAACAGGAGAAAGCAGCATGAACGAAGAACAAGGAACCGAGAACTGGTTTGCCAACCGCTTGGGCAAAGTCACAGCCAGCCGCTTGGCTGATGTGCTTGCCAAGACAAAGACGGGTTACAGCGCCAGCCGTACCAATTACATGACACAGCTTGTCCTGGAGCGCATCACGCAGACCAAGGCTGAGTCTTACAACAATGCAGCAATGCAGTGGGGTACAGATCAGGAACCCTTTGCTCGGGCTGCGTATGAGGCGCATACGGGGCAAATGGTGGAAGAGGTGGGGTTTATATCTCACCCCGACATTGAGGCTGCTGGAGCCTCGCCTGATGGCTTGGTGGGTGATGATGGCATGGTGGAGATTAAATGCCCGTCATCCAGCACAGCCCTGGAAGTTTGGCTTACCCACTCGCAAGGCGGCAACCCTGTCGATGCAAAGTACTACGCCCAGATGCAATGGCAGATGCGATGCGCTGATCGGTCATGGTGCGATTACGTTGTATTCGACCCCAGGATGCCAGCCAAGGCCCAACTGTTTATTCACCGAGTCGAACGCAATGCCGAATGGCTGAAGATTGCTGAAGATGAAGTCACCACGTTTTTGGCAGAAGTAGATGCCAAAGTCACCGCCCTTAAAACCATCATTGGAGAATGAAAATGTCCCGTATCAGCAAAGAAATCTCGTGCATTACAGGCGAGTATACAAACGCATCCGGAGAGCGCAAGAAGCGTTACCAGCGTATTGGCTCAATCATCAACACCAAAAACGGTGAAATGCTCAAGCTGGATGTTATCCCGCTGCGTGAAGGTGGATGGGATGGGTGGGCGTACATCAACGACCCGAAGCCGCAAGAAGAGCGCCAAGCTCGACCAGCAGCGTTTGATGATAGCGATATACCCTTTTAGGCCATGAACGCCGCCAGCATTGAAAAGAGCGAACGCCTTGGGCGTGTTCTTGATCTGCTGTCTCAGGGTGGGGACTTCTCCACTCTGGACATCATCAAACAAGCCAACGTCTGCGCCGTGAACAGCATCGTGGCTGAACTCAGACAAAACGGCTTTGACATCAACTGCCAGCGTAGGGGCGACAAGTGGTTTTATCGCCTTGAAAAATAACATCGTTTACATATGCCCTTTGGGTCTTTTTGGAGAAATCATGAAACATCACAAATATCACCAGCACTATCAGGTCAAAGCCGCCAAGCTGCACGCCCGTGCCGAGGCTGCTTACGACATCGCCCTGGCTATTGTCATCGGCATTGGCCTTGCAGCCGTTTTGGTTTATGGGTGGACGTTATGACTGATTACGATGATCTGCCTGATGAATACTACGAAGACAAGTTTGAGCGCCAGCGTCACAGGCGTGAGATGAACAGTGAGTTGGGCAATCCTGAATTTGAACTTGACGAGGAGACAAGCGATGACTAAACCTTACATCCCAGTTGGTCACCCTGATTACAAATGGTCATCAGGTGCAGATGTCCAGGCTTTGTGGCGCAAATACGGCTGGACACCGCCAAGCGAAAAGATGACTCCACCACCGCCCGAAAAGGAAGTGACTTTTGAAAAAGTCAGGCGGGTGAAATGAGTAAAGCACAAGCAATATTTGAAGCCCTGATGCGTTCTAAAGGTCACACCAACTTTGACATGAACAAGCATGGCAAATACACCATCCCATCGCTCCAGATGCGCTGGTCGTACTTCCAACTGGGTTGGGAGATGAAGGCGGTGACACCATGACCGACTGCCAACACCGCTGGGAGCCCTTCGAGGGCCAACCTATTTACAAATGCGCTCGGTGCGGGGCTTACCTGAGGATCATCAAATGACTGATAAAGAAGCACTAGCTTTGGCGTTGGAGGCGTTGGAGTGTCTCAAAAAAGACTTTGATGCCGACCAATTTGAATGGGAAATATCTGATGTAGCCATCACCGCCATAAAGCAAGCCCGTGCCCTCGACAAGAAGGCAGAGAACGCCAGAGAGTTGGGGCTTGACTATGAGCCTGTGCAGCAGCCTTTTTGTTTTTATTACGTTGAAAACGGAGAAGAATATTTTGCACCAAAAGGTGCTTACGTTCCAGATAACGCACAACCCCTCTACACCACCCCACCTGTACAGCCAGCCGTGCCTGATGCCTTTGGAACTCGTGAGGGTGAGCATCCCCAATATGTGCAGGGCTGGAACGATTGTCGTGCAGAGATGCTGCGAATAAGGGGCAAGACATGAACACCGAAGACAGTGAATTTCAGCGCATCGAGCGTGAAGCAAAGATACGCAGCCGTGTTGATGACGACACGATGTGCTATCAGTCTGAGCTAGAAATTGCGGTAGCACAAACCCGCAATGCTACGCTGGACGAAATTGCTGACAAAATAGGCAAGATGCCATTCGGGGATACTGCTGCCAGCTTTGCTGTGTGGATCAGGGAGCAAAAGACATGAACTGCTGCAACGATTTTGGAGACTGCGACCAGGGCCGTAATTGCTCGGTGCGTGTGGCTAAGTACAAGCCCTTGATGCTGGCCCCAAGCCCGCTACCGCCAAGCGTCTGGCGTCAGCAGCTTCGATACTTGGCCGAGTGGGTGCTGCTTGGCATTGTCGGAGTGGTGTGGCTGACCTTCTTGGCGGCCTGCGTGTATTTTTTCGCAACCTAAGCGGTCATGGTTGCGGCTACGGTTTGCACGGCAGCAACACGGCGACCCCAACCTTTACCAAAAGTAGCCCAGTGCGGCAAGTCCATCAGGAAGGACAGGCGGCGCTTGGCGTAGTCCTCAACCAACTCGGCGGGGTCAAAGGACAATACTGCCGCCAGCGTCTTGGGGCCGATACCGCCATCAGGCTCAACGCCTACGCAGGACTGCAACCACTTGGCAGCACGACCGGGGCCGCTGTTCACCGCAGCGTCAAACACAGCGTAATCCACGCCAGACGGCAGGTCGTCGCCCTTGATCTTGTCCCAGTACTTGGCTTTGTACATGGGGCCAACAATCTCAGGCGTCAGGCCACGCATGGTTTTTTCGTCAACATCGTGGCCGACCCACTCCTCCCAAACCTTTTTGGTCACGCCCAGATTGGTCATGCCGCCCGGATCAGCAGGGTGATTTACAAACCCACCTTCATGGTGAAGGACGGCTTCAAGTGCGGATTCGAAGTTGTCCTTCATTTTGCTGTCCTTGAGAGAATGTCAGTCTTGGCCTGGGAGCCAGCAGACGAGCCGAAGTAGTAGGCAATGATGCCAGTCCACGCCGTACCCAAGCTGCCCAGCATCATCAAGATGGCAGGGTTGCTGCTGTCAATTTGGTTGAAGAACATCATCACCATGATGCCGAAGAAGCCGATGGTGACCGCGCCAGCCAAGATGGGTGGCATCAAGCTGCGGGTGGTGGCCTGCATGTCCCGTGCTGACTTGCGGTCTTCGACTTCCAGCTTTTCAAAATTGAGGCCAAGTTCTTGGGCTTGCTTTTGTAATTCGATCTCTGCGATCTTGACTTGGGCGATCTGCTCTGCTGACAGCTTGTTGTTGGAGATCATGTCGCCCACTTTGTCGGGGTCCACACCGATGGCCTTGGAGATGGCCGACACAGCCATACCTGCCAGTGGGCCACCAAGCGCTGTGGCAATGGTCGGTGCGATTTGTTTGAGCCAGTCCATGCTTACCCTTTCAGGTCAAAACTTAGGTTTGGATGGCGAGGATACTGAACCACTCGCTCACCCTCGGGGCACTTGTATTTGATTGTTGCTAGCAGGGTCGCCTTGCCATCAGCAATCTTCTCTTTTTGCACCATCGTGAGCTGGTACGTGAAGGTGTCAATCTCTGGCCCTGCTGGGCCGCTGAACTTGCTTGCCGTGGTGGTCGCTGCATGCACCATCCCTGATGCGTCACGGATGCTTGGCGTGAAGCTCTCGACAGAGCAGTCGTCACGCTTTTTAATCCGTGCAACAGTGACGGCTATCGGCTTCCCGGCCTCGGCGGTGATCTTGAAGTTCTCAGGCGACCACTCGATGATTGCTCGGTCAAACCAGCCAAACTTGTCGGCCAAGGTGTAGCTGCCGCCCAGAGCAGCAACGCTGGCAGCAACTGCACCAATGGCTTTGGTGAGGTCAATCATCAGACCCCCAACATCTTTTTCAACATCTCCGCAGCAAAGCCTGGGCCGAGCAGCGTCACGGCAATGAGCGCATAGAGGATGTACTCAATACGGCTCATGCGCTTGCTGCCTGACTCAAACGACTTTTGGATGGCATCGTACCTCAGTGCACAAATTTCTTCATGCGTTTGAAGTCGTGCATCAGTTGCATCGACCTGATTCATTACATGCCTTCGCCCTGGACGATGTAGACGGTGGAAGCAGCCGAGGCCAAGCCGCTGAAGAATGACTCACGGGCAAAGCGCAAGACCTCAACAGCACCAGGCACTAGCACAATCGCAGCCGATGGCGTGCCAGCAACAGGAGCCACAGCATTAGCCGTGGCGATCGCCGCTGTTGGGCCTACACCGAGAAACACCGTGTTGGCGCTGCTGTTGATGATGCGGTACTGACCTGTACCCTGACCATCAAAGCGTGCGTCAACCAGCGCCTGAACGCCAGTGGAGGCCATAGCCGCAGCAGGGATTAGGACTGTATTGCCAAGTGGGGCAAATGCAATTTGACTATTCGATGCCATCTCAAACTCCTTGTGCAGCTTGGGCTGCTTTGTAGGCTGCAATTACGCCAGCAGTGTGCGTTGCAGCACAGATGGCCTGCACACGGGCATCTTCGGCGCTGTAATCATCGCCGGGGGCGACAACGTGGCGGTGAAAGTTGCCACTGATCTGTTTGCCATCTTCCATGATGGCGGTCTTGGTGCGAACTTGCACACAGCCGTTTTCGACCACTTCAATACGGTCAACAATTTCAATTTTTTCTAAAGCCATTTTGATCTCCAATCAAAACCAAGAATCCAGTGTTCCGCACTGGCACGGTTAAGTTATTACGCTCTTGATGACGCTGAAGTTGAGTTCAACCGCTTCAGACAAATTTCCACCAGAGATGTTTTGCAAGTTAATGATTGCCAAATTGTTCCCGCTACTTGGTGCGGCCCATACTTGGTAATTTGCAGAATCAACACCACCAGCACCAGCAACAATATTGACCAATACGATGTCGGTATTTTTGATGAACGTGTTGTTCAAACCAAAGCTGACACTCGCACCAGCAGAAAGCAGTGCGTTGTTCATCGTAATTTTTCCGCACTGCTTATTTAGCGTGACCGATGTGCTTTTGCTCGTAAGTTGCGTGACAGCACCGCCAGCGCCCGTGTCATAGCCAAAACCGCCAGCGAATCTAACGCTGTTTTCAGTATCTCCAAAAGAATACGGCAACACTGAGTCAGGGTTATTTTCACCTGTTGGTGGGTAAAGCACATTACCATTTGCGTCATTGTGAATTCCAGCGTAATGCGCTCTCGGATCACCAGACGGCCCTGTGTCGTAATTAAAACCACAAAACGATTGAGACAACGCAGTAACATCAATTGCTGCTGGCGCACCACCCAGAGGCATTGTGAAAAAGTTATTGGATATTGTGAATCCTCTGTGGTAAAGAGGAAGATTGCCAATTGGAAAAGTAACACATGCGTCAGATGTGTTAGTTTTTGCAGAAAAGGTGTTTCCCGTGATAGTTGCACCAAAGCACGGCCCTTTTAAATTTGTTCCAGTGACGCCGCTTACAACACCAAAAAACAAGTTTGCTTCGTTAACGCCGTAAGGCGTCTCGTAGGCGTGGCCCTCAAAAGTCAAACCAGTTACACCAGCAAAATAAACAGCACCAAGTCGTGCGCCATTTAAGTTGTTGCCAATGAACACATGGACGTTTCCACCATCGTCAATGATGTTGTATTTTCCACCATTAAATTGATTGTCCTGCACTGTAATGCCGTTTGTCCATCGAACATTACCACCTGCTCTCCATTCTGGACCGTTGGTGATCCACATTGCCGCACCATTTACTTGACTTCCAGCTTCAAAAATACACCTGTGGAAATGTGAGATTTCAGATTGGTCAATGACAATGGCATAAAAAAATCCTGTGCTCCAAACAAGGTCAACCTCGTAGTAAGAATAGCCACCAGAATTCATGGCAATACCAGCGCCAGTATTTGCAACATCAAGCGCCCGAATCTTAAAATTCTTAAGCTGAGAATTTCCATAACCAGACTGGTTTACTGGGTTGTTTCCAACTTCAATGCCATTGCCTGTTCCGGTGTAGGAGATGATGGAGTCATCACGGCTTTCACCAAACAGAATTTTGTTGTTTGGAACAACAAGCGTTGAGTCAATCCGATAGTCGCCAGCGGGGATGTACACTGAACTGCCAGCCGCAATTGCGGCATTGAAGTATGAAATGCAATCTACCGCAGCAGGGTTAACGCCTGCGGGAATAAAATCCGCAACATTTACCACGTTGTCGGCGATCATTGAATAAGTGACTTTGGTCAACGCCATGATTTTTCCTTATGTGTTGTATGCGGCAGCAAAGTCTATGCGGAATGCTGCTGCTGAAAGATCGTTCCCCAAAAAGTCTGCGCCAGTTGTTTTGTACAAATAAGCAGATGTTCCTGTGATCTGTAAAGTTGGCAAAGAACTTGTCGCCAATAACTGAGCCAAACCACCAGACGCAAATGTGATGCTTCCTCCAGCGCCTGCAAATGTCCCCATAGTGAAGGGCAAGCCACCAACGGTTAAGCCGCCGCCGTTTCTGGTGCCGCCATCAACGCTCAGATAACACTGCACATAAACCATTCGGCCAATTTTCGTGTAGCGCCCCGTTTGCGCTGCGTAAGTTGGGGAGTCAATGCCGCTTCCGACAACAGGCGTCCAAGTACCTTCCTCATAGTCGTTTAGCAACTCGCTGGTCATCGTGCCAGTGCCAGATGAGGTGGCAGAAAAATCGATGCCTTGACCGCTGGCAACAATCAAATTGCCTGTGGATAGTGTGACGTTTCCGCTAAGTGTAGGCGCAGCAGATAGAACCGTGTTGCCTGTGCCTGTGCTGGTCGTTACGCCCGTACCGCCATTGACCACTGGCAGGACGCCTGTGATCTGGCTAACGTTGACGATGCTTGATGTACTTTTTAACATTCTGGTTCTCCTTAGAACACGAATTCAATGATCGATGTAAGTGGCGGTGCTTCTGAGAATGTTACCGAACCAGAGGTCACTGTGTAGGTGTTTTGATTCTGATACACGCCGTTGATGTAAATGGCCATCGGCACAGAAGACACTGGAAATATGGTCTGCACGCCAGTGCCTGTAGCATTGGTCACGGCAGACCCGCTTCCAGCAGCATTGCCATTCAGCGAGGTGTAAACCACAGAGCCGTTCTTGTCCTGGACTTGAATGCTGTAATCACTGCCCACATAAAAGCGTGTTGGCGTACCCTGATAAACAGGATACCCGCCAGAGGTGCGGATTGGCTGCACAGCCGGGATGGTCAGCGCAGCATCAAAGAACGCAGCGATGGGGTTAACAATGGGGTTGAGATTGACCGCACCGATAAAGATGTAGCCGTTCTCCAGCGGCTGACCATCAGCATCGGCAAATGCTGGATATGGCGGTTCTACTGAGAGTGCGGACATTACTGGTTCTCCTGTGAATCAAGGTTGCCCAGCTTTACGCTTGAGCAGTTCTTCCATTGCTTTAACT